GTCTTATAATTAGTATTATGTTAAATAGAAACTGAAACGCTTGAATGTCAAGGCTTTGCGAATGAATAAAACCATAATGAAGGCAAAAAATACAAAACGTTTCCAATTTATAAGTGCCTCACCAAAAAATAAGGACTAAGGATAAAAAGCAATGAACAGATGCATAGGAGCAAAGGCAAAACGCGCCCAAAACGCTCGCAAACGCCCGTAAACACTGAGAAATTTAAACAATCCTTATTTTTTCAGGAAACGAACACGGGGGGCATTTCGTTTCCAATGTGGTTTCGTCTGGCAATACATGTATAACCCACCCCGCGAAAATTAAATTTCCCCACTAATACCAAGCCTTCCAGCCATACCATCCAAACGCCGCCTCCAGAACCACCTTAAAAGTCTGCCACCGAACGATCACCTTAAATCGGCCCAAATAAAATCCTAAATCTCACCACCAAACCATGCCGGGGGTATTAAAAAAGGGGTAGGGTCCTTTGAAAAGGGTAAAAAGTACCTGATTTTGGTCAAAACGAGAAAATTTTTGATAACGTAGTTGGATATATAGAATAACTTTTTATCTTTGTGATAACGCAAAGTCAACGGCCAACACAACGCGATGAAAAAATGCACTTGTATAGTATGTGGAACCAAAATGGTAACTGTAAAATGGAGGAAGTACTGCTCTCAGGCATGCAACCAAAAGTCGTACAGAATGAGAAAGGCTGGCTTGGAACCACAGTTCGACAATGCCGTGATTGATAAGTGGGCTGAATGTGCTACATGCGGTGGTGACATAAGTAGTTTTGCCGGAAGAAAGTATTGTTCTAATTATTGTAAATTAAAAAAATGGAGACAGAAGCACTTGACAACAGATTCCACAGACTCCTAGAGCATTCTAGAAACAGTGGTGCAATTTCAGTAGAATCATACCTGGAACTTGCAAGGGTATATGAAAAGTTTGGACCTGTTCAGGCTATGGAGGACTTGATGGAGTTACTGCGTAGCAACGGGGAGATAACCCGGCAATCGTCAAGTGATGATGAGGATGCTTTGATGTTCTCTGTTACTGGGTTTATTATATCGGTAATAATCATAGCTTTGTTCTACCTATGCAAGTAGCGATTGTTGGATATGGTTTTGGGTGCTTCCTACTGGGCATGGTGGTGATGTGGGTAATATTGAAAAAGTGATGTATTACGAGGTGTCGACATACGAGGAAATGGTTTGGTTGTGTAGGTCGACCCAATACTCTAACGAGGAGAAGGAGCAGATTGTAGAAGAAGTTTTAAATAATTTAGATATGGAAAATCCGCGAGAAATAAAACACGTTACCACAGCAGATAAGGTGGAGGAGAAGCAGAAGCGATTGCTAGAATTATTCGCCGTCGAGAACCTAACGGCTTATGAAGCTACCGAGAAAATGAATTGTAATTGTCCGGTGGTGGTGATTGCGGGACTGATTAGGTTATTGGTGAAGAAGAAAAAGTTGGTTGTTGTGGAGGGGGAGTATAGGAAGGGTGAGGTAGATAAGTTGTATCCAGTATTTAAATTAAAAGTGTAGTGTATGAAATTCTTTAAAAAAATTATGCAAATCACATTCTTTAGGACGTATCCAGAGTTTGTAATCATTGCGCCGATATTGTTAGTATTTCCGATTATATATGATCAGACTGAAAACTACACTGTAGGGGTTATACAGACTGTTGTGTTTTATATAGCTATTGTTGATGTAGCTGTGAGGACGGCAATCGCGTTCACAAATCTATTTCATAAATCTGTTTACGTAATTAAGAAAGGGCGCCACTATTCTAGTCATGGTATTCGATTACTGTTATTCCCTAAGTCGTGTCAATTCAGAATCAAGTTGACAGGAGAAGAATTTCATGATGGATTAGGAATACAGGTTCGCGAACAATGGAATAAAATGGGAGGGGTTTCCTTTGGACTACTAGGGAGAAATTCTGCAAGAATAGCCTACAGAATCTTTGAGGATAAAGTGCAGATAGTGCCGTATTTACATATTGGAGGTGAAATAGTAGTCAGCGAATCACAAATAAAATCGTTCTACATCGGTGACATAATTGATGTCGATATTCAGAAAACAAAAGACAGCGTCCTGATAGGTGTCAACGACAAACTATATTCATACCCTATGTTTTGCATACCAATTATCGGATATAGACAGTACCCGTATTTTGGAGGCAAGGCCCCAGCGCCAAATAATATTACAATCAATCTTGAATTTATTAAATAGTATGCTAGAAATTTTAGAAGAAGCACTGAGACCCGCTGGATGCGAGATATCAGTTAAAGCAAACCACTTGATGTGTAGTATTAGTGTCACTAAAGATTCTATCGAGCTGTACGAGATCACATCGTATAATGTGCCGCATGAGTTTCCGAATAAGAAGGATATTCAGACACTAATAGATGAGACGGCAATGACCGTCCTGGCAGAGATGACGGGCAAAGGTATTCAATCAATCAGTTTAAATTAATTCGTTACCGCAAAGCGAATCAAAAACATAAGCGGTATTGGTCTCTGAATAAAAGGGAACGCGGCCCACTGCAGGTTAAGTGGTAATTTTAAAACCTATTTTATGACACAGTTAATTGACTTCAGGAAAGATGAGGTATCTAAGGTATCTCCAACTTACACAAACATTATCGAGCAGAAGCTGGAAAACTATGAGCCGCTTCACAACTTTGTTCTCACGGAGACACCATTCGTGCCGGACACTAATGGAAAAGGATTGTATCTAGACCCGAAATACAGACAAGATCTAGCTAACGGTAACAAGATGGATGAATCTATCGCGTTAAAAGTAGTGAAAGTAGGACCAGAAGTAGTTAATATTCAACCAGGTGATTATGTTTTAACCAAAGGAACCCCGTCGATAATTTCGCTAGACGGAAGAATGTACACACAGTACTTAGAAAGCTGGTTAGTTGGAGTGTTCCCGAACTCACCTAGAGTATTAAAAAAATCACCTTCACTTATTAACAACCCTGCATAATGTTTTTAACTATATACACAAACGGAGTGGTTCAATGGTCAAAGACCATGGATTACAAGTCATCAATCAACGGAATTACAGTGGCTGCCATTGTTGGAGTTATTGATGTAGAAAAGAAATTAATGTTAAGAGGAAGAAAATCTGAAAAAGGAATCGATGTGGCTTGGGCTCACATCACAGAAATGACAGATATTTCTCAGGAAGAGATAGATAAGTTGAACACGCCTTTAGAACCAACTGAGTAAATAAATGTTCAAAGATGTAACAAATATTTGCTTTTTGTGTAAACGTGTATTATATTCGTTTATGCAAGAGCCAGAAGGCAAAACTAAAAAGGTAGTCCGCAAAGACCCTCCTCTTGCGAAAAACAGGTAAAGAAATAGGGGGCTTCGGCCCCTTTTCTATTTAACATAATGTATATGCCAGAATTTCAATTACTCAAAATATTGGTCGCGAACAAAGAAGGCGCACTCGAAGTTTTAGAAGAAGAGCTCGTTGATGATAAAATCGGAATCGAGTTTAAATTCCAAGGGAAGAAATCAGGAATCGGCCTCACAGAAGCTAAGTGGCACATCATATTCATAGCCGGAACAGATAAAGAAGTGGCGGTGATGATCACCACGGAGAAGCTAAAGAAGTTGGCCAGGAAATTTTACGACCTAGGAGACGTCTCTGAATGCGGAGAAAATAATTGGTACACGAAGGTTTGGATACCTTTCAAGGAATTAGTATTTTTATCAAACTATAAATAATCAGTAATTTATGTCACGCAACAAACTTGCCGGAAAGAGCACAGGTAAAAGCGCATCAGCAAAATATTTTGCGTCTAACCCAGAAGCTAGAGAAAAAAAGAAAGCATACGACACTAAGTTCTCGAATAAGCCAGAACAGGTTAAAAAGCGTATGGAAGCAAACAGATACAACGCGAAACACGGAAAAAAAGGTGATGGTCTTGACGCCTCACACAAGAACGGAAAAGTAGTGAGGCTTGAAAAAGCATCTACAAATAGAGCTAGAAATGGAAACAACTCTACAGCTCCAAAGAAGAAAAAAACCAAGTAACATTTATATTATGACAAGTATTGCAAGAAAAATTAAACGTATCGAAAACAAGAGAGAAGCAAAGAAAATCGACAGCTTAAAAAGACAACAACACATGTTAGGCCAACAAGAGTTCGCCGAAGAGTTGAAGGTTGCTATGTCTAGCTGGAAAACAAGAGTAAAATTTTTCTACAGTAAGATTCCAACAAAAAAAGGAAAGAGAGTGTTCTGGATGATGTCCCCACTTTTAGCTGTGTTTATTTTAGTGTACGGATTGATTTCGGTTTTAAAGCTAGACATCGCGTGGGAATGGAGTAGACAATTATATCATTCTGTTGTAGGAAGATGATATTCAAAGTTGTCGCTGGCAAACCAGTCAGGGAGACGAATAACAACATAGATGCCGTCCCCGAATTTTTAGGTGTCGATGATGACGCGCTAAAATATGTATTCTTAATGTGGGATTACGATTCCCCATACTCAAGACTATCTTTTGACATAAGAAAGCCTAATGTTCTTGTTGCTATTGGTTTGCATACTGATAAGCAGATTATAGATTTCTTCACGTCAAACGCTGCAGATATTTCTAAGGCCATGGAGGCATTTGAAAAGATGCAGTATTCTGTTGACCATGACACGATCATCGCGATGAAGAATCAGATTGAGCAGTGGAATAAAATAATGAAGAAGGAGAAGCAGTCCGACTCAGAGCTTAATCTTGTGCAGAAGATATTCGGAAAGATTCCTGAATACATGCAGCACATCAAGAACTTGGAGGAGATTGTAGGGTATAGAGATAAAGGTTCTGATGACATTAATAAGATTGAGAAGACAGCGCTTGAGCAGTACATGGATGGTAAACGAAAATCTAAGGGCTAATGAGTTTACAGGTAAAAGATTGGAAATATAAGTACTATGAGTTACCTAAGATAAACGAGGAAGCTGATATAGCTGCTTATGTTGCTGTAGCTAAAAAATATTTTCCAAGACGCAAAAAAGCACCAAAAAGAGTAGAGATTCCTGAGTTCGATAATCCCGTAGCTCAAAGAAACTGGGAACATGAAGAAATCAGAAGATGTATTGAAGGACATGACGGTATGCCTGGCAAGTATTACTTCTACTACAACTACTGCTGGATAAAGAACATCTCTGGAGGTTTTATACAACCTCAATTCAGGATGGCGGATGCTACATGGTTTCATTTAATCGAATCATGTGAGCCGCAAAACTACAATAGAGGTAAAGGCGTTATATGCGTGAAAAGACGTCGAGCTGGTTTCACATGGAAAGAAGCGTGCGACGGCGTACATGATGGACTATTCAAGGAAGGAGCGAACATAGGTATGACCTCTAAATCAGAGGACAATGCCAAGGAGCTGTTCGGCATGTGTCACGTTATTTATGAAAGGCTTCCTAAATTCTTAAAGCATCCAATATCCAGTAAAACAAAAGAATCTATTTCTTTCAGCAGAAAAAGCACAGACGAACTAGGCACCTCTCAGATGGAGGGGAATAATTCACTCCTATTTTGCCGCCCTCCCACTGATTCTTGCTTTGAAGGAGGAATGTTAAACAAGATGATCATTGATGAGGTCGGTAAGATAGACAACGCTCTAACTATATGGGCCATGTCTCGAGATTGCTTGATGGAGGAGATGGAGAGAGTCGGCGTTCCATTGTTGTTCGGAACGGCTGGTGAGCAGGAAGGAAACGGGAAAGCACAGAGAGAGTTTTGGTACAAGAATGAAAGTTATGGTCTACTTAGATTTTTCTTTCCAGGATGGGCAGGGATGAAAGTTGATGAGAACGGGAATGATAATATAGAGGTAGTTGTTAGATGGATTCTTGACACCAGAAAAGAGAAACTTGAAAGTGGAGCTGTCGATTATTGGGATTTCGTGCAGCAGTATCCATTATACTCAGAGGAAGCATTCTTAACTAAAGGAGCTGCAGGTATTGGTAACTCAAGAAAAATCCAGGAGCAAATAAACTTTCTAGAGAAGAACCCTCCAAGAAGAGATATTGGTAGATTCAGATGGGGAAGAGAAGGCGAAGGACCAGTTGTGTTTATCCCAAATTCAGAGTACGGCGGAATAGGGAAATGTGTTGTTTATGAACATCCAAGCGTAACCAATCTACATAGCGCCGGATGCGACCCCGCTGATCATGATTACGTAGCCAAAGGCTCATCCGATTTATCGATGTACATAATGAAAAGAGCTAAAGGCAGTACACCCCCAAGAATTGTTTTCTCATATACGGACAGACCAGAAAAAGTAAACGACTACTACGAACAATCATTAATGGCCCTTATTTATTACGGCCACACGAAAATTCTTATTGAGAACAATAGGAACGGGATGATTAAGTATTACGAGAGCGCCGGCCAATTAGGATTGCTAAAACTAGAGCCTACACCAAAGAACACATTGGTTCGTCACGAGTCTCCAAGGATAGGGGTTAGAAAAACAGTTCAATCCACAAAAGTAATGGAGGGCGCCATTAATCATTATACCGATGATTACTGCGACCAAATACCTGACATTGATTTACTTAGAGAATTTCAAGTGTACGGAACAGAGAATACGGATAGAGCTGTGGCTTTTGGATGGACTCTTGTGTCCATGGAGGATGAGACCGACACACTAGAATCTATACAAACGGCGAAACAAGCTCTACCTTCTTTCCGTTACAGGGTAGTCAACGGAAGAACTGTTCGAGTAAAAATATAGTTGTTTTTATATTTTTAATTCGTAGATTTGTTTTGTTTAGTAAAAATGTGTAACATCGATGTTGCAATGATAAATTAATTTTTATGGCAAAAAAAACAGCAAGTTGGACAAGAAAAGAAGGAAAGTCAGCTACTGGAGGGTTAAATGCTAAAGGTGTGGCTTCTTATAGAAAAGAAAATCCAGGAAGCAAATTAAAAATGGCTGTAACAAAAAAGCCTTCAGAGTTGAAGCCCGGAAGTAAGGATGCTAATAGACGAAAGTCATTTTGCGCTAGAATGTCTGGAGTTAAAGGTCCAATGAAAAAGCCAAATGGAGAGCCAACAAGAAAAAAACTAGCGCTAGACAAGTGGAACTGTTAAAAAATGTTTTAGTAAAAATTTGTGACATTAATGTTGCAATGGTAAAAAAATAACAATGGGAAGATTCAGTTCTCCTTTCCCAGATACAGAAGTATCAGAAAAGGAAAAAAACGAACAATGGCATAAGGATTTCTTATTAGGAATAATAGGCAAGGCTATCGACGGCAGATATGACGTCGCTTACACTTGTATGCAACAATCGTATGATTATTACGATGGAACACAAGGCACCGACGCTTATGACTTCCTGCAAACATCCGAATCTGGAGACACGCTTCCTGCGGTATGGATTAATTACAATAAAATTAGAGTTAAAGTAGATACATTGCTCGGCGAGTTATCCGCAAAAGGATTTGACATTAGAGTTTCTTCTATAGATAAAGAATCTAAATCAGCCAAGCTTGATAAGAAATACGAGATGTTGGGCAAAATGAATATCCGTCAAGACTTGGAAGAGTTGGAGCAGATTTCAGGAATACCTACAGCCGGAACAAAAAACTTACCTGAAACAGAAGACGAACTTGAAGATTATTTAACTCATGACTGGAAAGATGTATCAGAGAGAGTAATGACTGCCGCCCTCAAATACTTGATTAAGAAATACAAGTGGCAAGGAGTAAGGTTATCCCTATTTAGGGATTTATTGATTTCCGGGAGATGTTTCACTAAAACATCTATAATCGATGGTCTTCCTACTTATAAAAAAATTGATCCAAGATACATGGTTATCGACACGTCTGCTACGGATGACTTCCTTTCAGACGCTACTTACTTCGGACACATCGAGTATATGCCGCTTTCAGAAGCTGTTCAAGCATTTAGATTGACTAAGGATGAGATAGAAGACATCAAAACGAATGGCGACGCGTTTGGAAATAATCTTGGGCTGCTAGGCATATCTCAGAAAATTGGAGACTCATCATTAAGTTTCGTAACAGGAACTGGTAATGATTTAAAGGTTATGGTGTTTTCTGGAGAGTTCCAGGACCACAAGAAAATGAAGAGAAGAAAGTCTGTAGACAAATACGGCACAGAGCATTTCAAGAAAGTTAAAGATACCGCTAAAGGTGACGACATAGTTCAAAAAGAGGTTAAGATTTGGAGAAAAGGAACTCTTATTGCTGGAAAAGTAATGAGAGACTGGGGAGTAAGAGAAAATATGCCGTGTAGCGTAGATGACATGTATGAAACAAAATCATCTTACAATGCGCTTTGTCACAACTTCGTTAATGCTAGAACAATAAGTAAGGTTCAATTAATGGAAGGTCTTCAGGACTCTAAGAATATGGCTCTCTATAACATGCAATTAGCATTGAATAGAGCTGGAGCTAAAGGCTTTACTTATGACATCTCGATGTTGCCGGATGGATGGAATATTGAAGATGCATTATACTACCTGAAAACTGCAGGTATCGCCATTGTGAACTCTAAACAAAATGGAATACATATTCCTGGTCAGCCTTTTAGTGAGTTTGATTTAACTGTAAGTCAAACATTGAGTCAGTATATTGCCGTCTCACAGATGTTTGATAGAGAGATGGAAGAGATCACTGGTATAAACGGAGCTAGACAAGGTGTTATCGAGAGCGCGAATCAAGCCGTAGGTGTTACTCAAGCAGCAATCGCCTCTTCCCAATTATCCACAGAGACACTACACGAGTCGTTCAGAGAGTTTTCTCAAAACGTAATGAATGATTTAGCTGGCCTAGTTAAAATATCGTGGACCGATAAAGAAGTGTATGCTCCTATTATTGGAGATGTAGGAATCGACTTTATTAATGCGGATATAGATTTATCTCTTCACGACTACGGCACTTTTATAGAGATGACACCTCCTCTATTTAATGATAAGCAGCAGTTCACGAATATGATAAATAACGCACTCAACGCTCAGAAAATAGAGATTGAAGATGCGCTTGACTTGATCAGGGAGAATGACCCGGACCTTGGAATTAGAAGATTAAAGAGAGCAATCAAGAAAAGAGAAAGAGATAGACAGCAGGCAGAACAACAAATGCAGCAACAACAAATGATGATGCAGCAACAAGCGCAGCAAGCCGCCGCACAACAACAAATGCAGTCTAAACAAATAGACGAACAATTGAAAGGTCAAAGACTAAATCAACAGTCTCAGTTAAATAGTCAAAACAAAATGACTCTTCAGCAGCAAAAGCACCAGCAGGAATTAGAGAAGCTAGCAATGCAAGAAAGAATAAATATCACAAACTCTTAATTAATAATATATGGCAAAGGAATTTGAAAAAATGAGTAAACCAGAGTTGAAAGCGTACGCCGACAAAAAAGGCATTGATATTTCAACCGCTAAACTTAAAGAAGAAATCATCAACATCTTAAAGGAAGATGAAGTGAATAAAGGAATTGAAAAGGCTGCAAAAAAAGCTAAATCTCAATCAGTTTTAGGTGTTGACGTTCAGGAGCCAGGAAATATAGAATCGATAAAAGAAGCTATTGATGTGTCAGTAGAGGCGGCGCAAAGCGATGTGATTGTTAAGAAGGATGCAACAACTACCGTGGCTCATGTTAAATCAAACACTGAGACAGACATGTCTATCGTAGATGCTTTTCAAGCTCGTCTAAAAGAAAAAAGAGCAGGAAAATAATTTTTTTTAAAAAAAAATAGGTAACAATTGAAAATTTATTAATTTTAACACGTAAACGTCATGCAAGACAATACACAAGCAACTCAAAACAAGCAATCAGAAAATCCGGTAATTGACAGTTTAATGCAGCAAAGAGCTGTTGAGCATCCTGTAAATCAGGAAGTTGAATCTCAGAGCGCAGAAAATATAAATACCGATGACCAAGATGAAAGTTCTTTAGAATTAAACAGTGGGACCGAAGAGTCAACAAATGAATCAGAGAGTAGCAATGCTGCCGATTCAGGTCAAGCCGATGAACAGTCAAGTGCTGAAGGTGAAGACCCTGACAAAAAACCCTGGTGGGAGGATGAAAGCCCTTCTGCGGAAGTTGTTGAAGATTTAGGACAAGTCAACTATGAAACCTTGAGTAAGTCTCTTGGAATAGAAGGCAAAGACCTAAATGAAATCAAATCTTCTATAGAAAAGCTTAAATCTGAGAGAGATGAGGCTCACGCTTCTCTTTCGAAAATCAGTGAAAAAAGTCCTTACGCAAACGAGGAGATTCAGAAAGCTAATGAATTGGCTCAGAGCGGAGGGGACTGGAAGACGTTCTTACAGATTAGTGAAACGAACTATGATTTGATTGACGATCAAACTCTTTTAGTAGAACTAGAATTAAAGCCGGCATTCAATGGCGACGCTGAGGAAGTGCAAAAGTACTTAGAATCAGTTAACCCTTCGGATATCAAGCTTAAAGGTTCCAAGATTAGAGCAGAGCTAAAAGCCCAACAGCAAGCGGAAAAACAGCGATTGTTCGCCGAAGCCGCTGCTAAAAAGCAAAAGCTTGACAACTCTATTAAGGAATCTCTAGATAAGACAGACTCACTTTACGGAGTGAAGCTGACTCCTTCTAAAAGAAAAGATATGTTCAATGACATCACAAGTCAAAATTTCCTTAATAGTATTTTCTTCGACAAAGATGGCAACGTAAATCCTAAAGGTATGGTGGAGGCCGCTTTCTTGATTAAGAACATTAAGGAGATTATGAATGTTAACATGACAAAGTTCAAGAATCAAGGAGTGAAGGAAGTCTTTAACGAGAGAACCAATACGAAGTTGAGAACGAATGGAAACATGGCTAATCCAAAAATTGAAGAAAAAGGTTCGCCACTTGACGGGCTAATGGCAAACCTAAAACAAAATGGCCCTCAATAAAAACTGTTTAATTTAAAATTCAAAAATCATGGCATTTGGTAATCCAAGTACAAGCTCAGTAAGCCAAGCGGCTGTTGCAGCTAAACAAGGAAATGTAACCGTAGCTAGAGAAGCTGACAATTACATTTTCGCATCTGGTATTTTATCACCAGAACATTCAGACTTTTTATCTTATCAATTTCCTCAGTATTTAGCTACGGCTATTCTTGAGCGTATTGGTAGATACGAAGCGGTAGGACAAGACGTTTTTTCTTGGTCAGAAATGGCTAGAACACGTAAAGGAGCAACTGCATCTGCAGTATCTGCAACCGGTTCTGCTACAATTACAGTAACCACTGACATCGCTGTTGTCTCTGGTTCTGATGGTTACTACATCGTAGGCGACCAAGTATTAACTGAGACTGGAGTTTTAGCTCGCGTATCTGCAGTTGGTGCTTCAGGGGGTTTCCAAACAATCACTTTAACTAAAGCTGATGGCACAAACTGGGGTGCTGGTAACATCACTGCTGCCGAAAAAATCGGTCATATCGCGAACTCTTTTGGTGAGTATTCTGATGCTCCTAAAGGTCGTTTGTATTTACCAAATGAAAGATATAATGTTATTCAAACATTACGTAGAAGTATTTATATTTCTGGTAAAGCTTTGACTAACAAAACATACTTCAAAGATAAGTCTTGGGCTTACGAGCAAGAAATGATTGAATTAGATGAGTTCTCTAAAGATAGAGAGAACGCGATTGTATTCGGTCAATTATCTGCTGTAGGTACAGACGCGCAGACTTGTGAAGGTATCATCACTACTGCTGCTGGCGGCGTGACCACTACTTACACTGGTGCCGTGACTGAGCAAGATATTAAAGATCATATCACTGCATTGAAAATCTCTTCTGGAGCTACTGAGTATGTTGTATTCTGTGGTGCTGAGTTCTTGTCTGACGCTCACACAGCGTTACAACCTTACGCATTAAGTGGCGGTATTACTTACGGTTCTTTTGGAAGCGCTAACATGGTTGGTATCTCATTAGCTGGTTACAAATTTATGGACACTACAGTAATGTTTGTTCACTACCCAACTTTTGATGACGGTCAAACATTGCCTCATACTTCAACTGCTACAGCTACTAAGAAAAATTACAGCAATTTCTCTGCGTGGTTCAACATGGGTGGTGAAAGAGGTAAAAAATACATTTCTTTGAAATACAAAGAATTGGATAAAATGCAAAGAAAATTCATTTTGAAAACTGAAGACGGAATGATGGGAGACGGTGCTAAAGTTGCTAACGGTAAAGACGGAAAAACAACTCACTTGTTAAGCGACATTTCTGTTGAAATGAGAGGTAAAAACAAACATGGTTTGTTATACGCAATAGGCTAGAATTTAAAAGGGGAGAGGCTCGAAATTCTCCCCTTTTCTTTATTAATAATCAAGTAACATAAATCAAAATCACATGGCACAAGTAAATTTAAAGAAAGAAGCAAAGTTTGTTCTTCATGCACCAAGGGATGCAATGTTCCAATTTAGAGCTATCTACAATGACGCTAAAGGCGAGGTAAGAAAGCTATTAGTCTCAAAACAAGGAGACAAAGAAATTTATGTCACTTTTAAGTGGCCAGCAGGAAAAAGAACTATTTCTTTCCCTGCTAACAAAAAAGATATTTTAGGGACATCGTATGTTGATTTCTTGATAAATCATCCGATGTGCACCGGAAGCCCTGCTTGCGACGCTGATCAGGGAGCGTTCTTTGAATTTGACCCTAAGAGAGATGCTGGTATCGCGCTTGACGAAAAGAAAGAGCGATTAAAGGCTGAGAATATGGCTATGGATTTGAAAGGAGAAGCCTTAAAAAACATGGCTGCGTACATTGGGTGTTTTGATGAGGACTCAGAAGTACAAATGAATGCCGTGTCTGATTACGCAAGAACAGCTCCTAAAGACTTCTTAAAAGCAGCCGAATCTCCAGACATGTCGTATGTTGGATTATTCAATATTGCCTTTAACGAGGGAGTTATCTTGAAGAAAGGTTTCTTATACACTTTCGAAAACGAGACCATAGGAAATACAGAAGCAAAAGCTATTGAAAGCCTTGGAAGAAAAGAAGGTTTAGCTGCTGCAGTAAAAGAGAAGTTAAAAAACAAAAAATAGATTAAAATGGCAAACACAACGAAACAACCATTTATGGACCCGGCTGTAAATCCCTTAGCTGGGACGAAGGCAATGGACGGTAAGAATGTTAGAGCGGTATTAGTAGTAAATCCTGATGGAGACCCAGTTAGTTTTGGGGCTGCTGGAATTGGCTCTACATCGGTTGTTAGTTCTGTAGCTAGCTCAATGGCAGTACAAACTCTTGCCGCCTCAAACACAGCAAGAATTGCAGCGAAGATATTCAACGCTAGTACAGCTGACTTGTACGTTAAAGAAGGCTCTGGAGCAACTCTATCTGATTACAGCTACAAGTTGCTTCCAGGCGACCTTTTAATTGTTAAGGATTACAACGGAATTTTAACCGGTCTTTGGAGTGCTGTTGACGGCGCCGCTAAAGTAACTGTAACTACTGCTTAATTATGAGTGAGACTATTATTATTAGAAATGACCTTCACAGGTCAGAGTTAGGCGCAGCCAATGGCGTAGCTTCTTTAGATGTAAGCGGGAAAGTTCCTGACTCACAAATTTCAGTAGGTTCTGTAACCCAGCATATTAACGACAGTGGATCGACATCAACTGATATTTGGTCAGCAAGTAAAACTCAAACACAGATAAATACTGCTGTAGTTGGCTTGTTAGATGACAGAGGTAATTTTACGCCGTCTGGTAGTTATCCTACTACTGGAGGTAGTGGAACGGCAGGCGCAATTCTTAAAGGCGATATTTGGCAAATCTCTGGATTAGGCGATGGTGTATCTGCTTCGGTTGGTACAAGAAGTGTTTCTGACGGTGATTGGATTAGAGCCGTTGTTGACGCTCCTGGTCAAACAGACTCAAATTGGACTGAAACAGCAAGTTCATCTTCAAACTTAGGCAATTCAAACCTAACAGCATCGGACAACGCTCGTACATTCACATTAAAAGCAGGTTACACTACTTCGCAGTACCTTCAAATACAAAACACAGGAGGTGAAAACCTTATTAAATGGTTAGGTGATGGTACAACGCAAACGAGAGGGCAGTTCTTTTTTAACGCTGCTGTAAATGGAGGGCAAGAGTTATATGTTATTAGAGCAAAGTCATTTGGAGGATTTGAGAAGTTTAGAGTGCAAGCAGAGGATAATCAAGGAATAGTTGACATTTGGGGAAATCAAGCGTATCAATTAATTTCTTTAAATAGTACAAGTACATCGTATTTTTACAATTCTTTAGCAATAGGAAGCGCAACAGCTTCAGCACGCTTAGATGTTACTGGTTCTGGTTCAACTTCCGCTACTACTACTGCATTATTTAAAAATAGTTCAAGTGCTACTTCATTAGAGATTAAAGACGATAGAACTTCTATATTTGGGAATATTAGTACCTCATATATCAAACTTGACCCTTATGGCGTTGCTGCCTTTGGGATATTGCAGTTCTGCGCTGCTGGTACAACTACTGCATACAATGTGTATGATTCAACTAATGCCGAAAGATTCAGAGTAGAAACGAGCGGTATGGTTTATGCGAAAAGAGGCTCTCTTTCTTCTTATATGAACTTTAACACTTCTATAAATTTATGGGCAGAAGGAACAAGCAGTAGTTTTCATTTAGTTGGTACAAACGGCTCGAATCATACAGTATATTTAGGTAACGATTCTAGTCATGGTTACGCTGAAATCAAAAACAGTTCAGGCGTAACTCAAAGTAGAATATCGGGGAGTGGCGATTCATATTTCTTAAATAATTTAGCTGTTGGTGTATCTTCTGCATCTGCAAGGTTTCACGCTAAAGGTTCAGGTAATACATCGGGAACAAACACAGCGATATTTCAAAACAGTTCAAGTTCGGCAGCATTAACAATAAAAGATGACTTAACTTCTACGTTTGGCGGAGTAGTAACAGCACCGCAAATAATAAACACGCCATCTACCGTTACGGTGACTGCTAACGCAGGAACAGTAACCCGCTCATATAGAAGCAACAATTTCACCAACAGTTCTGCTGCCACAATGACTATAACAATTTCATTAACAGGTGCATTAGATGGAGATATGGTAATGGTTCGTATTTTTGACTTTAGTGCTGTTGCTCAAACAATTACATGGGTAAATACCGAAAATAGCAGTATTACTGTGCCAACAACATCAAATGGTTCAACAACTTTGCCTTTAACTGTTGGATTTCAGTATAATAGCGCAACAAGTAAATGGAGATGCGTTGGCTCGGTATAAGATATGGAAGAATACAAATATATATTAAGCAAATTTGAACTATTAAATGGTGAACTAATTGAAACTTCATTAGGTTATTTAATTGATTCTAATCAAGCTAATCAAGTAAATGTAGGCTATCTTAATTATTGTTCCTGGGTGAATGATAACAAGAATGATTTAGAAAATAATGTAAAAACAATAGCAGAGTATTTTAATACTATTCCTATTTTTTATGGCTTTACAACTATGTCAACAAATGTTGATGAATTAACAGAAATAACTGATATTACTCCCTACATATAATGGCATTAGTTAAAGGAAATACAACATCTGACAGAAGAGTACCTTCAGCAAGTAGTTATTCTTTCTCTCATAATCAGAATGCTGGTTCTGACGGTTATTTGTTTGTGGTTATTGCTTGTCCTGCCACAACTGTTTCTTCTGTTACTTTTAATGGTGTTGCAATGACATTAGTTCAAAGACGAACAACTGGCTATTCAACTGATTGGACTGTGTGGAGATTAGCTGCACCTGCTACTGGTGCTAATACAGTTTTAGTTACAATGGCTGGCAGTAACTTTAATGGGGTGTCAACATTTGTTGTGTCATTTACGGGTTGTGCTGGTGTTGGTAACACGGCTTATAATGGTACGGCTGCTAACCCAGTTACAACATCAGTTACTATATCAACTAATTCAATGATAATTGGTGCTGCAATCGGTGGTAACAACACGACAGCGTATATACAAATACCGCAAGGTACTGGAAGAACTCTTGAATGGAACCACAATATCAATAACTTTACTTGGGGTGCTGTTTCGCCAAGTTTGACATCAGGAAGTAAGACCTGTCAAGTTGGTAGTACAGCAACTAACATAATAATGTTAACTGAAGTTAAAGAAGTTGCAACAACAAATACACAAGGGTTATTAATTCTTTTTTAAAT